TCCTTGTTAAGCACTATTTCTTTAGTGAACCTATACAAGCTCTTCTTTTCTCTCAAGAATTCACCATTCTCCTGCTTGACTCTTCCTGTGATGGCTGGTGTTGATATTGCGTACACTCCTGTCGAGTTTAACTTGCTTGAGGTCTGGAACGAGAAGCTTTCCTCAGCTCCCGGGGTCACTGATTTCTTTAATATCAACAATTTCATTTCTTCCTTCGTCTCAGGAGCCCTGAACAGCAAGTCAGCTGAGGCATTGAGCTTTTCCCTCCATCCTGATCCTGTGACCTTAATCCTTTCCATAAATTTCTTAAACTGCTTGTTCCCCCCTATCATCAGCGACAAATTGATTGATATCCTAAAGTCTGAATCTGGGTCGTTGTCTACCTGACTAAAAAGGCTAGACTCAATTATTCTGCAGTCCTCATCACCTTTATACTGGTTGTAGTATGCAAATTCCATGCCTAAACCTCCACAAAGCATCTCTGGCTCAAGACAGAAGAACCCTAAGGCAGGGCTTGGCTTCCCTACTAGGATCTTTGACCATTCCTCAAATAAGCCATTGATTCGCATCCCCAATACACAGTAGTGGATCACCATTTGAGCTATTTGCACTGCAGCTGCTAGGGATTGTGACCCTCCATTCTCTACTATCTGTTTCCTAAGATTTGCATAAGTTGAAAGCCTTTCTGAGATTTTGACCACAGTCTTAGGATGGCAACTTGCATACACGAATTTAATGATGGGTGAAACAATAGAGTTTGATATGTACCACGTCGAATTGTATTCCTCAATCATAGATGTGACCCCGTATGTGCTTTTCTCGTATGACCTGTTTATTGTCGCAAACTTGCAAATCTCGCCATCATAATACGAAAGAAGCTCTAGGTACATCCGAGCCTGGACTTCATATTCGCTATCTTTGCTCTTAGGCATTATGATTGTTCTAATAACTGAAGAATCGTCTGACGATATCTTGTTAGTCTCTATCAAAATTGAATCTACTGGGAAATACCTTTTTTCAATTTGCCTTATAAAGTGATCCTGAACTAGCTTTTTCGACAAGAGCTTGTGTGCAATATGAGTCAGCGAGGAAGTGAAATGACAAATGCCTTGCATCATATTTGACCTGTTCTTCATAAAAATCCCTCCTTTATCTACAAGATCATGTCTGTCAACTCTTCCTAGAAATTGATCCTTGAGCTCATTCATGTTGTTATCTATAGATTTAATGTCCACCTTATTTGGATCCATAAATTGCCTTAGTATCACCGGCGATATCAACAACTTCTTCTTTGTCACGCAATTCAATATTCTAGCGCACATTGTGAACAAGTTCTCTTCAAGTAATCCGTGCAAAACTGCTCCAAAGACAGGCATGACAAACTTTTGACACCATGTTTTCGAATCATCAGAGTTAATTGTAGTGATTATGCTCACTGGAACTTTCGAATCATTTGAAATTTTGTTAGTTAATTTGAAGTGATCATCAGATATCTTGCTCTTCTGTGTTCCCTTAGACAATGTCTCCCCTTCAACTTCGGTGCAGATTATCCTTGATATTGTCTCTAAAAATGAAACTATCACCCTGCTCACTATATCAAGGACGAATATCTCCCTAGCACCACCTATTTGAGCTTTTTTGAACAGGTTTGCTTGAACTCCACCTCTGTCTTCCACCAGGCTTACTAAGTATGCAATACCATCATAAGGTCTTAACTTAAG